CCAGCATCTCTTAAGGGAACAGGATGGACGCCGAAGTTTGGTCATGGCAATGCTGATGGTCCTTCGACTGACATCGTAATGCCACGCAAGAGGTAAACTATGCTAGAATGGATTTTGATTTTTTTCTTATTGCTTGCAGTTGTAGGTATGACTTTCGTAGCCTATCGCTTCTATCGCAAGTGTGTAGTGTATGATGAAGTATTTCAGTTCCTTACTGATGACATTAATGCAAATCTTTTCCAGTTCCAAAAGATGATGAAGAGCAATGTAATGTCAGAAGAGCCAGAAGTAAAGACAGCGCATAATAACATGCGCATCATGGACAGACGTCTCAACGAAATCCTCCAGCGTATGGAAGAGGCCACCGGTCTTGCCCTTCGCCCGCCTCCTGCACCTCCAAAACCACGTGTCAAATAGGAGATAAATGGCAACGTATTTTACCAGAGACACAGATAGGTCGATAGAACATTTCCAGGATGCAGATGAATCTGGAGATAAAGTTCTGGCACATGAAATCTTCAATAAGGAGATTAGACCTGCTTTTGAGAAGCTGATTGAGAACTTGATTTATGTATACGGTTTCTACACACTTGGTGATGTGCCTACAATGCAGCGTGAGTGTCTAACAGACCTATACAGCACACTTCCAAAGTTTGATGCAAGCAAATCTGCCAATCCAAACAAGACGACGTCAGCAGCGTTCTCGTATTTCAACATGGTTGCCAAGAACTGGTTCATTGCCAGAGCTCGTGAAAACCAGAAAAAGAACAAGAATGAATCTGAGCTCTTTTATGATCTAGATCATGAAGCTGCTAAGAATGATCCAAACTTCCAAGTTAGTCCTCATGAAGCTATGGTCGAAGAGAAGGAACGATGGCTTGAGTTCTATAAAGCCATGGACCAATGGAGAGATAGACTAAAGAAGAAGAATGAAAGACAGGTTCTTGAAGCAATCATCTTCATCATGAAAAACGCTGAGATGATTACTATTTACAACAAGAAGGCTGTTTATCTTTATCTTCGAGAGCTTACAGGTTTGAATACAAAGCAAATCGTTGTCAACCTCAAGAAGATTAAGGCCCTCTATGCTGAATGGCATGAGGAGTATCATTCTACAGGAGCCACCTTAGATGACGATGAAGATTACGAAGACATTGAAGGAGAGTTTGACGGAGGAGATTATATCGAACGCGAGGCGTGATAGAGCACGCCTAGAAGCTGCAGCAGACGGTCTTACTCACGGTTTTAGCAAGACGGCCACTTTGGACGAGGATGAACCTCTCGATCCAGATGTGGCCGCTGCTTTTGCAGAAGAGCTTACTGGTCTAAGTGAAGCACTGACAAATGTTAACAAGTCTCTTGTTGAACTTGTTAAGCTCGAGGTCAAGAATGCTCCTGTAGCAGAAGACCCGTCAAAGTTATCAAAGGAACAGATTGATGATGTTTTTGAAGAAATACAGCCACAGGAGAAAATGAACTAAATGGCTTCTCAGATGTACAACGAAAAGTATCGCCGACCTAACATCTCATTTACTGAGATGCTTAAGAAGGGTGCCGGTGGTGTATTCGTTGAAAAGGGTGATTACATTCCCTTTATGTATCGTGCAGTTGTTATTGCAATGGACTCAGAGGGAGGGTTGTTGGAATCGCCAGATGGGTACCCAATGGGTGGTGGATATTTGCATGTTACAATCAAGAGTCAAAAGGATACAAACAGAGTTCTAGCAACCTATGTTATCACTCCTACACTTGGTCCGTACAATCCTAAGAACTCTGTGAGAGCACGCATTCTCACAAATAACTTAGATCAAGTTATCAATGACGATGATTTACGCACATACTGGCCACTTTTTCCCGGAGCTGATACTCCGTCTGCTGGCGAACTTGTGTATGTTGTTTTCGAAGATGAAGCAATGATGCACGGATTATGGGTGGCCAAAGTTCCATACCCAGAGACAGAACCAGATAGCGATGGTATTAAGCCCAACAAGAACGTTATACTAATGGGTGAGCAACTTCAAAAGATAGAAGATAATCCTACAGCAGCGCTATTCAATGATTCAGCGCCAGCCTCGCCAATGGCGCCAGGATCAGTAAATCCAAATCAGGATCCACAACGCATCTCAGATTTGTTCATAGGGTAGATCATGGCAGGATACGAGAAAGTAATAGAGCGCGTACCAGAAACATTCACTCGTCGCCAAGGTGATTGGGTTGCTGAAGGTGCAAACAATACCATTCTTATTTTAGGAACAGATAGAGCGAAGCCTAAAGAACCAGCAACAGGGTATGATGGTCTAGGAACTCTTCCTGGTGCCGGCTCAATCGCTATCATTACTGGTAGGCACAATCCAAAAGGACATCCTGATTTCAATAATGATGATTCATTTTTGTATCTATCATCAAAGACAAATGTAGATGCGAATCTTGCATACGGCTCTGAGGGTAGCTTGAAGGGTGGCACGACATCACAAGCAAAGTCGGCTGCCAAAGCCATCATCGCAAAGTCAGACAACATTAGAGCGGTCTTTAGGGACAATGGCGATGTAAGGGTTGCGACACAGGACGGCAAGACTTTCATTGTTATCTCTAAGGACTACATCGACGGACACGTTGGTAAGGACCTGTGGATAGACGTTGGTGGTGTTGGACTTGAGGTACATAGCTCTGACAAAGTAAAGCTTGGACCTTTGGCTGAGGCTCTTGACGACCTAATCGCTAAGTTGATGACTGCGTTCTCCACAGCAGGCACAGTAAGTTTAGCTGGGAACCTGGGTGCTCCTGTTCCATTCGCCGGCAGCGACCTGCAACAGAACGTGGCAGGTCCAACAGGAGCACTAGCTAAGTGGAAAGAGCAGTGGCTGAAAGAGAAGGGGTACATCAACAGATGAGCGACCCAATCACCAGCATTTTTAACTGCCAAACAGCGGCACTCAAAACACCAACTATACCTGATTTTTCTTTACCAGCAATAGATGTGCCTGGATTCAAAAATCTCATTGCTTCTGCCATTAGCTCAGTCATTGTCGAACTAACAGGCATCATCGAGTTTATCAAGAAATACACCAAAAATCCACTAAAGATAGCAAACATCCTTACAGATTTGCCCAAACTACCAGAAAAGATAATCAAGGAGTTCGTTGATGCGTTCCTAGCAAAACTCAAGTTGCCAGATTTTGCAAAAATAATCAGAGACACAATAGATGCTGTTGTTTCAAAGACAACACAGTTTACTCTACCAACAATAGACTTTGCTATTATACTTGTCAATACATTGAAAGGCTTGCTTACAGGAAAAGACCCACTCGCTGCTCTTGCTGCTGCTCTTGAACCAATCAAGGCTGCCATCGCGTCAGCAGCAAGTGAAGTTCAAAATGTTGTAGAGATGATAACTCAGTGGATAGAGAAGTATGTAAAACTTATTCTTGCTCTGGTGTCCATTCCTCTTTTTATTTTGAAGTCAGTCATAGATTTCATCACAAAGTCATTTAAAGATTTGGTTTCTGGTTTCGTTGGATTGATAAACTTTGTTGTTAAGAGCCTTAAAGATTTAGTTTTTTCTCTCTTGAAGTCGCTTGGACTGCTTCCCGAACCAGGATTTATGTCTCCGGTCATTCAACTTTTCATTTGTTTGATCGAGCAAGTTATAGCAATCATAAAGGGCATTCCTGGCAACCTTGCTGGACTAGCATCCTTAGTCGCATAACCATTCAATAGGAAAGTAGGTCATCGGCCTATTTACCTTGAATGCCCACTCCCATCGGACTGACAATGCCATTTGCAAGGACCTCAAGTTCTTTGGGGTACCTGGATTTTTCTACCACGGAGATTAAGGCTACCTTATACAATCTAAAGTCTCTTGTCTTAACAAACTGGGGTGAACGTCCAAACCATTTTTACATGGGCTGCAATCTAATAGAGTTCATCTTTGCTCCTGCAACAGATGATACGATTGATAAGATTGTAGCAAGAATAAACTCGCAGGTTGATAACTGGTTGCCGTACGTGTTAATAAATGATGTCCAAATAGCATTCGCAGAGCCAGATGGTCATGGAATGCAAATAAGCATTGATTTTGGCCTCAAGAATCGCCAGGACCTGAATGCTGTTCTAGAGATCACAATCGAACCACAGTAGGGAGCAAGTTATGGCGAACCTCAAAGATACCACAGTCAAGTATGTGAATAAAGACTTCGAGGGCTTTAAGCGTGATCTAATGCGCTATGCTCAGGCACACTTCAGTGGTTCTTACCAGGATTTCAATGAAAGTTCTCCAGGTATGATGATCCTGGAACTTCAGGCGTATGTTGGTGATGTTCTTGCTTATTACATGGATCAACAGTTTCTTGAAATCAGAGCAGAAACTGCTCGTCAAATGGAAAATGTAGAATCATTTGCTAGGATGCGGGGGTATAGGGCAAAAGGTCCCAGGGCAGCAAGAGTGCCAGTAAAGTGGATTTGCACTGTGCCTGCAACAGGAACAGGAGTAAATGAAACAGTAAGTGCTGATCTTTCATTGGCTCCTATTTTTTATGCAGGTTCTCAAGCAACCGGTCCAAATGGTGTCACATTTGAGATGCTAGAAGATCTTAACATGGGGCAACTAACATCTTCAGGCGGAGGAAATCCTCTAAACATAGTTTCTATTCCAGATTCAGATCCTCCGTTATTTGCTATTCGTCGTGAAGCCGACATGGTTGCCGGAACAACAATGGATTTTACTGCTTCAATCAATACATTTACACCGTTCCTTAAGTATAGGATTGCTGACGCTGATGTTCAGGAAGTGCTTGATGTAGTTGATGATGCAGGAAATAAGTGGTATGAAGTCGACTACCTCGTTCAGAATGTTGTGTTTGATCAAGTCGTAAATACTGGCAGCGATAGTCAGACTGTTC